ATATCGTGTAATTACCCGATTGTGTAATACCTGAATATTGGGAGGTTAATGTAAATGTTATTGTCATATGTTTTGTTTATTCTCTTTTATAAATATCAGTTTATTTTTAATAATTTATTATTGTTGAACGCACTTAGTACCATCTGTACATCCACCTTCAACACCATATACTGTTGGTAAATCATTTGTATTTTCAGGTGCATTTATGTCTGTAATTGTATAACAAGCTCTTACACCTGTATTCATAAATCTGACAACATCATATAATGTTAACGACAAAATACTTCTATAGTTAATACCTACACTACCGTCACAAGGTGTTAACGTATAGTAATTGTATGCCGGTGGTGGTGGAGTTGATGTTGGTTCGGCTGTTGGAGTAGCTGTAGGTTCTGGTGTAGGTGTTGCTGTTGGTGGTAATGGTGTAGGTGTTGCTGTTGGTGGTAATGGTGTTGGAGTTGCAGTTGGTAACGGAGTTGGAGTCGCTGTTGGTACCGCTGTTGGGGTAGCTGTTGGTAATGGTGTTGGTGTTGCTGTCGGACAAGAAAAACATACGTCAAGAGCGGTCGCTGTATTCGTACTACCATTCTTTTGGTATTGTCTTATACTTCCGCCAGAACTTAACCAAAATAAACCATTGGAATCTATTTCAGATAAGATAATTGAGGCACTAACAGTAGTTGAATTACATAGTCCGCTTCCACTACCATAGAATGAGTATGAACCAAATGTTAATCCATCACAATTACATGTACTTCCTTCACTAAAATTACCAATACATGCCGTAAATGGTGCTATTGTTGGAGTAGGTGTAGGAGTCGCTGTTGGTAATGGTGTTGGTGTTGCTGTTGGTGGTAATGGTGTAGGTGTTGCAGTTGGGGTTGATGTTGGTGTAGGTGTAGGTGTAGCCGTTGGTGGTAATGGAGTTGGAGTTGCTGTTGGTGGTGCCGTTGGAGAAGGTGTAGGTGTTGCCGTTGGTAACGCAGTTGGTGTAGGAGTTGGAGTTGCCGTTGGACATGATACACAATCACCTTGTTGTGTTGCGGTACTTGTACTACTATTTTTTCTATAATATCTTGAATTGGTTCCATCACTTATCCAGAAATATCCATCATTGTTTATTTCTGACAATATTATACCTGCAGTAATTGTTGTTGAATTACATAATCCACTACCACTACCTTGGAAACTAAATGAACCATATGCCAATCCATCACACGCACAGGCACTTCCTTCACTAAAATCACTTATACATGCCGTAAATGGTACTGGCGTTGGAGTAGGTGTTGGGGTTGAAGTTGGTGTTGGTGTAGGTGTTGCCGTTGGTGGTAATGGTGTAGGCGTAGCAGTTGGTGGTGCCGTTGGTGATGGAGTAGGAGTTGCGGTTGGTGATGGGGTAGGTGTGGATGTTGGTTCTAATGTTGTAGTTGCAGTTGGTGATGGGGTAGGTGTAGATGTTGGTAACGGAGTTGGGGTTGGTGTACTCGTTACAATTATTAAGTCAACATCGAAATCACATACGGGTGTAGGTGTTGGGGTTGGTGGTGCTGTTGGTGTAGGAGTTGGCGTACTAGTGATTATTGTTAAATCAACATCGAAGTCACACACTAGTGTAGGTGTAGGTGTAGGAGTCGGAGTTGGTGTAGGGGTTGGTGGTGCAGTTGGTGTAGGTGTGCTAGTGATTATTGTTAAATCAACATCAAAGTCACATACTGGTGTAGGTGATGGAGTTGGAGTTGGTGTACTAGTTATAATTGTTAAATCAACATCAAAATCACATACAGGTGTAGGAGTCGGAGTTGGTGTAGGTGTGCTAGTGATTATTGTTAAATCGACATCAAAGTCACATACTGGTGTAGGAGTTGGTGTACTAGTTATAATTGTTAAATCAACATCAAAATCACACAATAGTGTAGGTGTTGGGGTTGGAGTTGATGTCGAAGTTGGTGTAGGGGTTGGTGTATTAGTTGCCGTAGGTGTTGGAGTTGATGTTGGTGGTGCTGTTGGTTCGGCTGTTGGAGTTGATGTTGGTGGTGCTGTTGGTTCGGCTGTTGGAGTTGATGTTGGTGCCGCAGTTGGAGTTGCTGTTGGTGGTACTGTAGGAGTTGGTGTAACTAAAATATATTCAGCCGTACCTCCTGTAAATGTACATCCAGTATATCTTGTATAAGACGAAGTTCCTCCACTAAATTTACAATCAACCCTATCATTGTCACCAATACCGACTAACATGAAATCAAAATTATCCATTATTGTACAATCATTTGGACCGTACTTGTAAGATGTAAATTTTATTCTTTCTTCACCATTTCTATCAATATAAAAATCGTAACTTATTAATGGAAATATTTCGGTTGAACCCGTAATACCCGAATAATTTATATAATCACCATAATCATTATTGTAACCCAACTGATCACGAGTATAACCCGATGTTGAATTTATATAACTTATTACATTAGGTATTTTACTTCTCCACAACGACTTAATTTCATCATAATCAGGGTCTAACGCATTTGAATTTGTTGCACCAGTGTATAGTTGTGCACTAACACCAGATATTGTTGTGTCTCCAGATATTAAAACATAATGATTTGAATTGTTTGTTTGTCCTGAATATATAACACCGTCGATATTAAATGCCGGATAAAATTTTATAAAACCATCATGTAACGCTTCACCATATTCTTCAACTTCAGTTGTAAAATGTAATAAACTATCGTAATATAATATTTCTTCCTCAAAATAATTTGATGTTTCTCCGGTAGGTTGTGGATAGACATAATCATTTATAAAAATAGGTTGACACCCGTATCTATATTGATACTTTGGTCTACCGAAAACTCCGTTACTAATTAAATTACCTCCAGTCCATAATGTTGTTGCAGGTATAAATTGTTCTAATATTTGAACCCAATATGGTGTGATTTTATTTATAAACTCATTAACATCAATAAAATTATAAGGTGTGAAACCTGTTTGTGTTATATAATCTTGATAAATGTCTTCAAGTTTAATATAATTTTTTTTGTATTTTATAATGTGTGAATTTTTTATTTGTTTGTTCATCACACTATTAACAAATTCAGCAAAGGTTACACCTGTTTGTGGTTCTAAAGAATTTGTACCAAAAGTAATTTCAAGTTCTCTTGATTTTCTCCATATATCATAATCAACACCTTGTGCTGGTGATATAAAAATATTAATGTTTTTTCTACCTAAAATAAGTGGTGAGTTGTCATCAGATAAACTTGTAAAGTCATTGTCTATTTCACTCTTTAATTCATAACCCGTATCTAAACCTGGCAGTGTTCTATAATAATCAAAATAATCTTCACCATATGTATATGGTTTATTTTTTGTTACCACATCTTTTATTCTGCCAGTTAATGTTGAATTTTCTTCATCTATAATTGTAGATGATCTATGTTGTAAAGTTAAGTCATACCAACCCGCACCTTTCTGATAAAAGTAATCTCCTGTTGTTCCGGTAATTGCTCTCGGGAAAAATGTTTCTTCTTCAACGGGATACCCAGCACGATTTAAAACTGTTGAACCTGTTGTTGTACCGGTTGCGTATGAATATGCCCCATATGTTACTCCATTTCTTGTTCCACCTGTTGGAAGGAATTCTAATGTTGTGTATGTTTTGGTTCCAGCAATTACTTCATATATGTCACCTTCTAAATCATTTGATTTTGGAAAAGATGTTACACGGTAAATGTATTGGTCCACCTTAATTAAAGGTTCGGGTGCCCCTAAAAATCTAAGGAAAAATTCAATCGATTTTCTAGTTCCCTTTGATTTGTATAGATGTGCTAAATTTACAAGTAATCTTCTATAAAATTCATGTTCAGCTTCGGTGGCCGACATTGATGAACCAACTCCATCATAATTTGTTGTTACCTTAGTGTACAACAAATCATCTAATGAATTACTATTAATTAAATCGTATGTTTCTAAACCAAGTGTATTTGATAAATTTTTAAGTAATAAATCGGGTAAATTATTTATACCATCATAAGTTACATTTCTCATGTAAACTATGTTGTCAATGTATTTCTTTACATTATCAAAACTCTGTCCATATATTTGAAATATTGATTTAGTTCTTTGGTCATCAGTATCAAATTCAAATAATTGAGGTGATGCTAAAAATCTTACAAATAAATTTGATTTGTAATCATCAATTTCATCCGCAACATTAATTAAGTCATCAATATATTTTTCATATGAAAGACCAACAATTTGTAAGTTCCAATTGTCTTTATCTGAAACAGGCCAATTATATTCTATTGAAACTATTTCAGTTTTGGAACCATCGAAAGTATCTCTTGGAACTCTGAAAGATGCTGTATATATTGGTGAGGATTCTCTATTTAATAATGTACTCTCCAAATCATCAAGAGATTGGAAAAATTCTTCTGTTACTCCATCATTTGGTCTTATTAAAATATTTTCACTATAACCTGTAGAACCACTAAACGGATTTCCAGATACTTTTAAAGTTGAAACGTTTTGACTTGTTGGTTCAGTATAATTTAATACATCATATAACTCATTGTTTAAATCTAAAACATATTTTTTATATGATGAGTAAAACTTTCTTAATGGATTTTCAACGTCAGGTTCCTCATTACTTAATGGTTTTTCAATTAATAAATCAAAAGGATTATATAACATGTTAGTTTCAAAACTAAATGTTGTTGTATTGGTATTAGTATCATAATTAATACCATATGCCGTGTAACCACTTACCGAAACGTAACTATCCTTATCAATTAAAAGTCCCGCAGGAAAATTACCTATTATATTTTTTACCGAAACATAAATTCTTTCTCTAAGTGAACCAAACAATGATTTGGAGGCGTTGTTTTTGTCTCCGTTGAATTTTATTTCTTTATTTTTTGAATTGTTTGATACTGTTCTATTTTCACCTGTAGATGTCTCTCCCTTCAAATCATCTAAAGTAAGAAAATCCGAAAAGGGATTGGTCTTGAATTTTTTTGGGTCTTTCTGTGTTACTAATGTATCTAAAGCAAAGTTCGTATTAGACAATTGGCTAGTACCGTCGGTAATTTGTCTACCGACTAAACTATCACTAAAAGTTTCACCTCCATTAACTGCACTACTAGGAACTTTTCTTCTAACTGCCATTATACATTAGTAATTGTGTCAAAGTCTAATGATTCATCTATATCAGTTCTTTCTTCTCTGATTTCATAAAGTGTCTCGTTAAGATCATCTTTGATTTCATATAAGTTATATTGTTTATAGATTGCATTATCGTTATTGTTATCGTAAATGGTATATACACCAGAAGATATTGCTTTACTTTGATTACCATAAAGAGCATGTGCCAATGTTGAGAAGTCATGCTCAACCATTTCAATCTCTATTGTTGTAGGATTAAAAAATGTATTTGTAAGTATAATTTTTTGTCCTGGATTTCCAATAAACGGAACGGTGTTTGGTTTATTGGAAGGTGCTGAAGAAGGTGTAATTGTTAAAAACATTAAATTGGTTGCTTGTTCACTATATTGATAACGAACCGACTTTTGTGTTGTACTTGACAAATTCGCAGTAACCGGAGTACAATAAAATGATGATGTAACAATTTTATAGAAATTAGGTATTTTTTGATTTGTCGTTGAATTGATATATTCAATTCTATATCCTACCAAACCTTGTGGTGTAAATTTATTTCTGTCGGCAGATGGTACGTTAGATAAATCAATAATTAAACCTCTAACAGAAGGTAATGATGCTAAAACACCACAATCTGTAATCGAACTCCTGATTTGTTTTGGTCTTAGGTGAAGTGTATATATTCCTAAGTTATTGAAATCGTCTGCAGATAATTTCAGATTATACATACCACCCAATATTTCCACATTTTGTGCTTGTGAATCTGTTGTTGTACCCGAATTATGGTAAACTGGTGTTAAAACACTAGATGAAGTCAATTTTTTAAGTGTTACCGAAGCTGTAGATGTTCTTCCTGATGTATAGTGATATAATATATCCACATCATCTGGTGAAACATCCGCCGGTCTAATTATTCCATAACTACCTACTGCCATAAACTTTTATTATAAATATATTTTTTATGATTTTCTAATCTTAAAATATCCGTTTCCGTATATTTCTAATTCATCCATATTATCAATCTCTCCTAATCTTAGGTTTTTCTCCATTACCCCTTGTTTACCTCTTTCCACAAAAATGTCAGAATATACTTGTGGGTCATCGATAAAACCTAAGAAATGTTCGTTTCTTGTTATAACATAATTCACCACCTCTTCTTTTGTGAATCCCGTAGTGTTACCTGTAATCATAGTATAACCATCTGATCTGTCTCTATAATAAAGACCGTCGATAGTATAACCACTATATGTAATCCCATCTGTGGTTCCCGTTGTTACACCCGTAAATGTTGTTGAACCATATTGTCTTAATTCACCTATTCTACTACCACCAATTGCTAAATAGGTAAATGTTGTATGACCGGTGTTATTTGTATAATCTAAGTCATTAAGATAGTTTTGTGTTTGACCTGTTAAATTAGAATATGCTGGTATTGTAATTCCTGTAAACGTCCCTAAAGGATTAGGTTTTGTTATATCTTGAGGAATTGTTACTTTTTTCTTGATTTCTTCAGTAGACCACGGAGATGAATTAGATAATGTTATTTCATATACACCTGAGGTTGAATAAGTCTTTGTAACTGATGGTAAATTTGAACCGATTACACCGGTATTAACTGTTAATCCTGAAGTTGTACCATCACCCCAATTAATTGTAAATGTCTGTTCTACTAGTTTTCTTAATTTATCCGGATTTACAGTATTATAAACCACTATAGTTGTACCTGTTTGTGTGTATGAAAAATTAGATAATTGTTCTATTTGTTCCATATCACCATCAAATGAAACCATAACACCCAATTCGTCAGCGCTACTTTCTAAAAAAATTGGAAAATTTAAATATGAACCTGTCTCGTATGTTTTTAATATGGTATAATCAGTTTTTCTCATTTAAATAAAAAATTTTATGATAACGTTCCACAATTTCCTGCTGGATATCCATCATCATTTCCGTTTCCTGCCAAATATATTCTACGATATTGACCTTGGTAACATAACCAATAGTTATTACCCTGACCATAAGATGTGAAAGTTGTTGAGGTAATACTACTGAAATTACAGAATGTACCGGTTGGACTTAGGGTGTTTATGGTAATTTGTGTTGCACTATTACATTGTGATAGTGTTGGTTGTAAGGAACTCGCAATAAATCCTACAACTAATTCAACATCAGGTGGTGGAGGACAATCTATTGTATAGTCTGCATTTGTTGATGCTTGATATCCAGCGTCGTCACTTAATAAAATGGCGTAATCACCATCAGATAAATTTGAAACGGTAGCACCATTAATTTGATTACCTGTTGGATAACCTGCAGGTCCCGATATGATTTTCCAATACCATCCACTACCTGAACCACCAGCGGTTATATTAACTGATAATGTTCCGGTACCTTCGTAATTAGTACAACCTGTTGTAACTGTAAACGCAAAAGGTATTGGTGTTGGTGTTGGTGTAGGGGTTGCAGTTGGTGGTAATGGTGTTGGTGTGGCAGTTGCTGGTGATGGTGCAACAGATGTTGAAGTTGGTGTTGGTGTTGGTAATAATGGGTCTAATGTTGCGGTTGGTGTAGGGGTTGGTGTTGGTGTAGGACAACCTACTGCAGTTCCTTGTATTTGAATTGATGTTAATAAGTCTGGGTTATATGAGAAATATTGAAAATCAATAACTTCATAATAAACATTATTTTGGTCATAAACAAAGGTTCCTATATTATAGTCAAAATCAGGATCATCTGGTGCACCATTTACTGCGTTAGACCAAACTACAGCACCGTCACCACATCTTTCTAATGATAAATAATAACTTGCCTCATTAACTTCAGGAATTGGTGTTGGGGTTGGG